AGCAGAAAAATTTGCAAAGCATATATTTCCTATTGTTTACCCTCCTGACTGGGAATTGAATTACCTTTTAAATTTTTGTGAATGCAATACATATTGGTTAGAAGACCCTATAGTATATGAAGGATCCAATCCAGTGTCAGGTCATATGTATAAATACGGAACAAGTGTGTGTAGATAATTTATGAATAAAAATTTTAATTTAACAACACTTAAATGTATTATAGATGAATCAATAAACTACCCAACGCCTAGCAAATTTTCACCAGAAGGACGGAGCGGTGCTGCAGGCTTGGGTACTTTGTTATTTGGTTTAGTTGTATCTTTACGCGCAAAGAATATACTTGAATTGGGAACCGCTAGCGGTGGGTCTGCATACCCTTTGGTGCTGGGTGCCTACCTTACAAACGGTAAAGTTATTTCTGTTGATAATGGTACTTTTCCTATAAACATAAACTGGATTAATAATATTGCAATAGAGAATATATCAGAATACCAAGAATTTATACAATCAGATGCTATTCAATATCTTAAAAATAGAAAAGAACCTATTGATCTGGTGCATATTGATGACTGGCACGATAGGACCCACGTTTTAGCTGAATTAGAACTTGTAAAGGATCTCTTAACGCCTTGTGGTGTAATAACTATGCATGATGCCATGTATCATAACTCTGAACCGAAATATCGTGAAGAGCTGGATGCGGTTGGTGAATTTGGTGGAGGCGGTGTATATAAAGCAGTAAAAGATTTTGTAGCAAAATATCCTAATGATTGGGAATATGTAACAATTCCTGCTGATCACGGGTTAACTATTTTAAGAAAAATTCAAAAATGAATATATTTGTATTAGGATCAAGTGGTCAGATTGGCGCGCCTCTTACATCGTATCTAAGAAGTAATGGTCATACAGTAACCGAGTTTGACATTGTTAATACATATGATCAAGATGTATCTAACCCGCATATGTTTACTGTGGAAAAATTAAAAAAGGCTGATTTTGTTTATTTTCTTGCTTTTGATGTAGGTGGGTCGCGATATCTTAAAACATATCAAAATACTTTTAATTTTTTACATAACAATATTAGTTTAATGAAAAATGTTTTTGAAAAACTACAAATCACAAAAACACCATTTATTTTTGCTTCATCTCAAATGTCAAACATGACACACTCTTCATATGGTGTTGCAAAAAAGATTGGTGAGCTCTATACTGATATGCTCAATGGCTTGACTGTTAAATTTTGGAATGTTTATGGATATGAAGAAAATCTAGAGAAATCTCACGTTATAACAGATTTTATTTTAAAAGCAAAATCAGGCCACATCGATTGCTCTACCAATGGTCAAGAAAGTAGACAATTTTTATATGTTGATGATTGTTGTAAAGCTTTGCTTACTCTAGCTGAGCAGTGGAAAACCCTGGATAAAGGACCTGATCATGAATACCATATTACATCATTTGAGTGGCATACTATTCAGCAAGTAGCAGAGACAATACAGAAAATTATACCCTGTACACTCTCGTTTGCACAAGGAATCGATACAGTTCAAAAAGATTCTAAAAACGAACCTAGAAAAGATATTCTCAAGTATTGGTCCCCTTGTACGACATTAGAACAGGGCATAGACAATATTACTAAACTTTATAAAAAATAATATTGAAAAAATAAAACTCTATAGTAAATTTATATAGTGAAAAATCAAAAAAGCGCGCTTGTTTTAGGTGCCGGTGGGTTTATTGGCAACCATTTAGTTAATAATCTTAAAAATGACGGATATTTTGTCAGGGGTGTTGATCTTAAGATGCCCGAGTATTCTGAAACAAATGCCGATCAATTCTTTAGAATGGATCTTACAGATTTTAGTGCTGTTAAAAAAGCAATGAATGCATCCTGGCACTACAACATGTCAAGTAATGTTAAACCATTTGATGAAGTGTATCAATTAGCTGCAGATATGGGCGGCGCAGGTTATATTTTTACAAAAGAACATGATGCTAATGTAATGCAGAATTCTGCAACTATTAATCTAAATGTCTGTAGAACAGCAGTAGAATACAATTATACAGACAGTAGAATTTTCTATAGCAGTAGTGCATGCATGTACCCGGAGCATAATCAATTGGATCCTAATAACCCTAATTGTGAGGAAAGCAGTGCTTATCCTGCAAATCCGGATAGTGAATATGGCTGGGAAAAACTTTTTAGTGAGAGATTATATTTAGCTTACAATCGTAATTATAATTTAAATGTACGCATTGCAAGATTTCATAATATTTTTGGTCCGTTTGGGACCTGGAAGGGTGGCCGCGAAAAAGCACCTGCAGCGATCTGCCGCAAAGTTTTGGAATCAACCGGTGGTATAGAAATTTGGGGTGATGGTAATCAAACACGCTCATTCTTGTTTATTGATGAATGTATTGAAGGTGTGAGACGTTTAATGAAACAGGATAGTTTTCTTGGCCCGGTAAATATTGGATCAGAAGAAATGGTCACGATAAATCAGCTTGTAGATATGGCCTGTTCTTTTGAAAATAAAACTCTCGAGAGAAATTATAAACTTGACGGGCCTACAGGTGTGCGTGGCCGAAATTCTAGCAATAAACTCATACAAGAAAAATTAAATTGGCAACCAAACTATCCTCTTTCTAAAGGTCTTGAAAAAACATATTTTTGGATAAAATCTCAACTCGAAAAGTGTTGATTTTCCTTGCAAAGCATTTATTATTAAATAATGATTATTAATCAAAAAATATACGACGGCTCACTATTACATTCACGATTTGCATATAAATTTTTCCGAGAAAAGACACTACCCATTGGCAATATTATCGCATTTAGAGCACCGATGAAAGTTGAAGCAGAAGGCATGATTGACAGTGAAGACATTCTCAATGCTGATTATATTTACAGTGATGATGCAATTAATTTTCTCTGGGAAATTCCTAACCTTGATGCATTTGGCGCTGTTGCATATCAAAGACTTTTAAACACCCAGATTGCTAATATTCTCTCTACACAATATCTCAAAGCTCCCATTGAAATGAAGGGCGACGATTTGATTGTTCATAAGGAACACATACAAGGTAGTGTTGCACAGCCAACGGGCAAATGTAGTGTGAGCATCACATATACAAAGAATAATGTTGCACTTGGTCATACCGGTATTAACATTGTAGCAGGTAAGAAGGCACCCGCTTTTGCTTACTCCACAAATCTTACTGATGAGCAAGCTAATATCTTCATGGCAGAAGTTATTAATCTGTTTTATAATCTTAACGACGATATCTTCATTGCCACAACTAAAGTTATTAGTTAATGGATACAATTTTTGACTTTCTTAACTCCATTCTTTATTCTAAGAGAAGTAGAGAGATAAATCACGATAATAATAATTCCTACACACCATTCATGATCAATAGATGGTGTTCTTTTTATAATAAAGAGTTAGCTAGTGTTATCAACATTACTACAAACCGCTTTACTAATTTTTCAAAGCAAGAACATTTTTATTTTTTAAAAAATTTTTTACCAAAATACAATTTCAAGAAAATAGACTACGTTAAAAAGAAAAATACAAAGGAAGAAGAAGAGAGTAAAGAGTTAACAATGTTGGCTCAAAACCTTGAACTCTCTAAAAGAGAGATAAATCATTATATCTTATGTCAAAAATATCTGTAGATGCACTTGGACCAGTACCAAAAAGTTTAATTGATTTTGCTGATCTACCCAAAAATACGTTTGATTCAGTATTTTTAGGTCACAATCTCAAGCAAGTTCTTGATGATGTTATTCTTGCCATCTTTATTGATGAATCAGATAATGGTAAAGAGATTATTCGTAATGGTATTCTTGTACCAGTAAATGCTGAAACAAAAGCATGGCGATTGGGCAGAGTTGTTCTTGCAGGCCCAAGTGTGAGATACGCTAAACTCGGTGATGTAATTTGCTTTCCAAATAATATGGGTGTGCCTATTTCAAATATCGATGTAGATGGTTACGGCAAAATTAATAAAGGTATCTTTATTAACGAACAGCGCATATTCGGTATTTGCTCTACACGCGAGGACAATGAAAGTAGCCCTAGGATCGTTAAAAAATCTTCTAGAAAATAACGTCTGTGAAGTAAAGTTTTCTAGAAAGCGACCTGTTGCAGGTGAGCCGCTTACTCGTAGAATGCTATGCACAAACAGTGTTACTCTTCTTAGCAGTGTAAATGGTAAAATTTTATTAAACTACAAGCAGCCAAAAAGAGCACCAAAATTTAACCCAACAAATAAAAATATTATCATAACATGGGATATTTTTATGCAAGATTTTAGATGTGTTAATATGGAAAGCTGTGAACTCATAAAAACAATACCTGTTGCCAATGATGAATTTTGGAAATATTTTAATGAAAAATTACGCTTCATGTCTGCTGCTGAAAAAGAAAGGTTCATGGACACATGAGCATTTTAAATTTAGAAAAAGACGTTTCCTCAATCTTTCAGAAAAATCTTAAATTCAAGATCAATAACAAGACATTGAGAGAAGGAAAGTTGATACTCTTCTCGTTCAAAGAATTTTATCTTCATTTTAAACTCTGTGTAGGACACAATGCATACAAGTATATTGAGATACCCTACCCTTATACATATAGATTTGAAGACAATAAATTATTTTTTGACTATACAAATGGCACACTCACAAAAAAAGACAAAGAGTTAGAAACCATTATCAAGCTTTTAAAAAGACAGAAATTTTCAAAATTTTACGATAATACCTTGATCATTGAGTTCTTATAACTACAATTAGCACGTGCAGAAGAAACTAGTTTCATATTTCCCGCAAGACTACTCACCAAGTAAGAGCCAAATACAGCTCATTAACGGTGTAGAGAAGGCTTTTGCAAAAGGAAAAAAATTTGTAATTTGCTGTGCACCTACAGGCACTGGCAAAAGTTTTCTTGGCAAAACATTAGCCAACTTAAGCTCACCGCCTACATCTGCATATGTTAATTTAATTAATAGCTACGATGCATTTAGACAAGATTATAGTGGCAACTATACACATGAAGCAGATGCAAGAAAAGAGCCTGCCTTTGGAACCTTCACACTCACCATAACAAAATCTCTGCAAGATCAATATGTGAAACTCTTTGAAGATGGCAAGCTTTTAAAAGGCAAGACAAACTATCAATGTCAAGTAGATACAAATTTTGATGTAGAGTCGGCACCATGTGTATTGGTGAATAAGCTCAAAGAAGATTGCTGGACAAAGAACATATGTCCATATTATACTGCAAGAAATACCGCTCTTACAGATAAATTTTCTATTTTAAATTATAAAATGTTTTTGTCGCTACCAGATCACGTAAAAAGAAAAAATTTTATTATATGTGATGAAGCTTCGGAATTGGAAGACGAACTAGTGAGACGATTTTCTGCATTTATAGAATATGATAGATTGAAGAATTATGATGTTAGTGTTGTGCCGCTTGTTACAGATAGTACTCAAAAGGTTCGCGTGTGGTTGTATGATCTCATTTTCCATCTTAGCGAAATAATAAACACTTTGCAAAACAGACAAACAAAAAAAATTACTAATTTATCACCAATAGATAAAATTAAGATTCGCTATCTTAAAAATCTTTACAACAATTTAGTGATTATTGAATCATTATGGGATGAGTGTGAATTTGTTGTAGAGAAAGATTCACAACGCGCATCATTTACACCATTAAAGGTAGATAAATTGTCAAAATATATTTTTGATTATGGTGAAAATATTTTATTGATGTCTGCTACAATCATTGATCACAAGAACTTTGCAAAAACGCTAGGCATAAAAGATTATGAGTATGTGGAAGTTGATTCTACTTTTGAATCATCAAAATCACCCATATATGTAACATCTAAAAATAAGTTAAACTATAAAACTATAAAAACAGAATTGCCGGAAATAGTTAATAAGATTAAGCAAATTTGTGATTTACATAAAGATGCAAAAGGTGTCATACATACACATACCATGGAGATAACAGAATATATAAAGACCAGATTACATGGGGAAAGATTTCTCTTTCGAGAGCTTGCTTCAAAAAATGAAGATATTCTCAAAGAGCATTCCTCAAGCAGCAAACCTACTGTTCTTGT